CAACCTTGTCCAACACATAACTTCAATGACGACTTGCTTACAGAGGTACTCTTTTCCACTTTCATCAAACACTCTCCATTTATGGTCTATGGTGCCGCGACCGGGTTGCCCTGCACTTTTATTAAAACGAACACGAAACTTCATATAACCTCCACTTGGGGTTGTGGAGCTGCTGTGACACTTAAATTCATATGCACAAACCGCATAGGTTTTATTGAGTTATTTCTTGTGAATTGGTGCGGAAGCCAAGGTGGTGCAAATAGCAATATCCCTGCCTCTGGCGTAAATGTGATGTGCGTCGACGCCATAGTCATTTTTGAATCATCCGCAACAGGCAAATTTGTAATGACTTTGGCTGGGCGCGGATCATGAATGATCATGCTGCAAGCGCTTTCTGGTACATCCAAGAAGTAGAACACCGACATTGCGGAACCGTTTCCATGCATATGTGTGTCGATTGCGCTTTGGTAATTATGTTCTTGACACCACATCTCACTGAAAAATGTCACCAGCTGATCCATGTTGAACCCCTGCGAGCTCAAAATATTCCAAGTACTTTGCGACACGTATTGAGAAAAGTTTTCAATCGATTTCTCATGTGAAAAATTGCTCGTCATTACGGTCATTTGCTTAGTGTCTTTGACGCGTGATTGATCAAGGTAATGCAAAGCCACATTGCGTACAGCATCCAAAAACTGCGGCGCTTTGATTGCATAAATTGCCGTTGCGAAATAATGCAACTCTTCTAGTTTGTCCATGCCAACTCCTGAGTTAATTTAAGACAGTCTAACATAAAATTAGAGTTTGTGAACAAAAAAAATAGACGGACTATCCCTCCGTTAAAAATTAAAATTAACTACATAATTATCTTTATTCTTTTCGTATTCTTTATCAAGTACAAAAGGTGTTTTTAATTTCTTATTGTTAATTTGACACATATGACAAACTTTTTTACCTTGAGTTGTCTCACTTAACTTCAATTTCTTCTTTCTCATTTTGCTTGTTGAGTAAAGTTTACAAACGGTGTCACCGTTTAACCATAAGTGAGCTACGCTCTCTTTTTTATTAGGATTAAGAATAAACATAACTTTTTTCCATGCTGATAAGGACAACAGGACATAGATTTGGACAAAAACTCCCCAAAGGAAACGGAGGGTTTCCTTCGAGAAGATTCCGTGTCATGCGGATTAAGGTATCCAGTCCATGAGTTCGGGTTGCGCCTATCGAGAAATGTTCCATCGCAACTAGTCAGACTATAAACCCCCATTGTTCGAGGCCACGTTTCCGCTCTGACCGAGCTTGACACTACAGGGTGCTTGTTTTTGGCTCTCCCAACAGAACTGAACCGCTGGAGCCATTCATCGCTTCGTGCTTCCTGTAGCCGCTATCAACTCCCACGGATGGCGCTTACGCTTAGTTCGCCACTGTCACGCTTTGCTTGATCCAACGCGGTTTACCCTGAACATATCAAGCACTTCGAGCATAAAAAAAGCCGCTTTAATGCATACCTTGCTGGCGGCATCTCATTTCTGAGACCGTTCTTTGATAAATAAATTCCACGCTACTTATCAAAAAACCAAGATATACATTAAAACGGCTTCCAACATTACCCGCCAAGGCAATATTTAATACTGCAATTGTATCAATGAGCCTCAACGCATGTCAACACACTTTTACGTAACTCCATGACTTTGCCCACAACAGCAAACAATCCATGCTTAACATGCAGATCATTGGAATCGTTTCCAACCTCATCTGCCATCGTCCATGGTAATCCTGTTTCCTGCGCAGCTTTCTGTCCGGTGCCTAATAAATCATTATCCGCAAAGACAAAACGCTGATTCGGAATCTGATCCGCAACAGCAATAAGATTCGACGCTGAGAAGCAAACCACTACAGAGGATTTTAGACCGCACGTTCTTAAAGCTTTATGCAGGCTCAATCCCGTTGCATATCCTTCGACTAACCATGTCTCAGGTACCTGGCGCGCACCAATGTAAAACACTGCGTTTTTAGCTCTCATACCGTACATCATCTTCTTTTCGTACTTGCGCGCTTCATAGTCAAAATAAATCTCTTGATAACCTTGAAGCTTTGACGTCGACACATTACGCATTGGCACCAACAATTTGTTGTCTAAAACCAACCCTTTCTCTTCTTTAAAACCTTTGTACTCAAGATATGGATGCAATTCCATTTTTGCCATCTTTAACAATTCTTGAGCATGTTGCGCAGCTGCATCATATTTTTTCTGTTGATCAGACACTTGAGCTCGACGCTTCTCGCCCCAGGCGCGCTTTTCGTCCTCCGACCATGGTTTGGCATCAGGATCGTTGTACCAAACGACCTTGGCCTCTCCTGACCAATCCATAACCCATCCACGCTTACCATCCCAAAAGTATGAGCCATTTGTTGATCTAGGTTTTAAAACAGTACCAGTCCGTCGAATCTTATCGGATGGAAATAAGCGATCGTGGTCGACCTCCACCCCGTGAGCTCGAGCAAATTGGATAAAGTTCATTTGCCTATTCCCTTTTTGTAAGCAATGTTCATTTGCTGGATCTTGTTGTAAACATTTTTTCCGATATCGACTGTAGGTGCTTTACTGAATGACCACTTGGTTTCCTGTCCCGTGATTTTTTTAAATAGGTGCCAAGCGCGACCAGATTGTGTTTCAGGCTTGCTATGAATCCGGGCATAGCTGCAGACTTGATGCCAAAGATGCTCGGCATTGTCTGCAAGTTTCTTCTTTTGTGAGCCAGTACCTATGAAGATTTCCTGCATATGTCCCGGCAATGACTCATCTATCTGCCTTGTTACCTTCTCATGCCCACACGCCATACATCTTTTCAAAAACGGTCTGTAGCCACATTTTGGGCAACCCTTAGATTCGAATTCTTCAGCCTCGCGAATTTTCTTATCTAACTTATCGCCATCATCAAGCTTCTCAAGCCCATTGAAATAAATATCATTAAAATCCTCAAAAAAACGGACAATGTTTCCAGAGAAATCTAATAGGTGACAATCTTTTTTACCTGTCTCTGGCGAGCTCCTCAAACCTCGCCCCCAAATCTGAATTGCGGTTGATAACGATTTACGCAATGGTCGCGCATCACAGATACAACCTACGTCTGGCACGTCAAACCCTTTGGCTAATGCTTCCACTGAGATCAATATCTTCAAGTGACTGTTGGGCTTACGATACTCATCCAACAGATGCTCGCGCTCTTTCATGGTTGTCTCTGACGTAAACACTGCAGCCATGATCCCCTGATCAATAAATTGGCGACACAACTCCTCGCAATGTTTAATCGTCGAACCAAATACGATCGTCTTACGGTTATCCCCAAACTTAATCCAGTCAGAAACAACATCTCCAATAATTTTTAGACTGCGTTCTTCAGCTGCCTTGTCTGTCCACTCGCCACCCTTGGTCTCAGCGCCCTTCATATCGGGCTTATGGCACGAGAACACGCGCATGGGTACCAACACACCCTCTTGGGTAAGATCGTGCATTGTGGTGGCGTTTACGATGTTTGAGAAGATCTTGCCGAGCCCCGCGGTAAAGGGTGTAGCCGATAAACCGATGACGGTTGCGCCAGTGGTCATTGCAAAGTCTGTCCAAGCTTTGTAAGCGGTGTGAGCCTCATCGACTACGAGCACATCCATTTGAGGCCAAAACTGGCGCTTGGCAACCGTTTGCACAGACGCTATTTGAAATAACTCATCTGGGCGTCGCCGCCAATGTTTAGCCTGAACAATCCCGTGCTCAATGCCATAACGATCTGCGACCGCTGACGTTTGATTAATTAACGTTGTCCGATCGCATAAAAACACGGCTTTTTTGCCACGTTGGATTGCTTCGTTGCAAATCCGCAACCCGAGGTACGTTTTACCTGCCCCAGTGGGTGCCATCAAAATTTGATTTTTATGCCCAGCGCGAAAGCCGATTCTTAACTTTTCGTGGGCATCTACTTGAAATTTTCTGGGTGGTGGAAATCCGTCATTACGCTCATCTGGCGCTAGGATATCTTGTGTCATTTTTTCTTGTCCAATTGTTTTTGAAGTTGTTTAACTAAAGTCACCGCGGCATTGCGCTCACTTTGCAAACCTTGGATGCGGATCAAGAGCTGAGAATTTAAATGGTTCAATCTCTTGATCTCTTCATTCGCAGTCTTTAAAGGCTCGTCAGACTCCAGCAATTTATACATCGCTTGCTGATCCGCTTCCAAAGCCATTTCTGCAGCTTTAATTTCAGCATCATCTGGAACCGCGCCATTCTTTTCATCTTTGTTTGGAAACGTTTCCACTGACTGTTTTTGTCTTTCTGTCTTCTTTTCTTTTTGCGCAGCCAATTGTTGTTTTTTTGCATCTGGGCGTCTAACTTTTGCTACAAATGGGTGAGAAACCCCTGCAACCCTAGCAATTTGACGATCGGAAGCGCTATCACCCTCGAGCTCAATAGCAATTCGTACGTTATTTGCTAAGTCTTCGCTTGATAGTGGGGTGCCATGTTTATGGTTCTCATGAAGGGCTGCGCGCACTGCATCTTCTTGTGAACCATCTTCAAATTTCACCTCAACTTCTTTGACGCCAATAATTTTGTAAGCATGGTAACGATGAAACCCACTGTACATCCAATAATTCTCGCCATCAAACTTAGCTTTTAATGCTGGAAATATGTCTCCTTCAAGCATGCAATCACGGAAATGGTAGATACGAGCCTGGTGAATAATTTTCCGAGTCTGTGTTCCGCCATCTGTACGAAGGTCTAAAAGATTTATTGTTCGTTGTTCCAATTACTTCTCCAAATTAATCAAAAAGGTCTGGGCGTAAATCATGCGCAGATACAAGCCCTTGCGTTGCGCGTTCAATTTTTCTAGCTAACTCCGGTGATGGTTGACGGGATTTTCTCAGTAGTAAACCCAACCAAGTGGGCGTGATGCCAAGGTATTGAGCCATCTCCTTTTTTGCCCCATAGGGCTCGCCGTTGAAATATTCTTTAAGTGTCATATCGTTCCCTAAGTAAGATGAGGTACTCGCTACACTGTGCAAGCTGTTTTCAGCGTCTATCTAGAATGGCTGCTGGGTGCTACCCTAAGCAACAGAATCCGCTTTCCCTCAAGCATTCAGTCTAACACAAAATTAGATATGTGTTATAGTCTTCGTACGATCATGTGATCGGTTAAAAGGAAAAATCATGGGATTTTATGCAGAAAGCAGTGGAGATTTTGAACGTTGCCCACCAGGTATGCATCTCGCAAGATGCTATAGCATCATCGATTTAGGCACTCAAAAAACAGAATATATGGGTGAAGTGAAGTTTTATCACAAAGTCAGATTCAATTGGGAAATCCATGGCACTGATGACGACAACAAACCAATTTTAATGAAAGACAATCGACTTTTTTCGGTTAATAAAGATTACACACTGAGTTGGGGTGATAAAGCCAATCTCAAACTAGATCTTCAATCGTGGCGCGGGAAACCTTTTTCACAGGAAGAGATGCGAAGATTCGATCTCAAGAATGTGTTGGGCGCATGGTGCATGCTTAACGTTTTTGAACGACCTGCTAAAACTGGCGACAAAATCTATACAAACGTTGACAGTGTCTCACCAGTGCCGTCAATAATCAAAAAGAACGGCTTTCCTGATCCACACAATGAAACCGTTATTTTTAACTTAAAAGAATTTGATCTGGAAGTATTCAACAAATTCCATGATTACCTAAAACAAAAAATCATGCTTTCGCCTGAGTACCAAAAGTTAAACACCGTCGACCGCGACGCAGAGGAAGAGCTCAACCGCCAACCTCAAGCCCCTGAAGAAGACGACGACGATAGCATCCCTTTTTAAGGATAACTTAATGACATCAATTATTGCACGATCGGCAGAATCTGTTCACTGGTACCGCGCGGAGGATGGCGCACCCCAATATACCGTCCCATCCAAAAAAGATGGCTCTGAGCGTCCTACGACGCTTGGGGATGCGCGCAAGATGAACTTGGTGCCTTCGGTTACCACCATCTTGAAATTGTCAGCCAAGCCTGGGCTCGAGCTGTGGAAAAACGAGCAGTTGCTACTTGCTGCTCTTACCCTTCCTCGCGCGCCAGGCGAGCCTGAGAAGGATTTTATTAAGCGCATTATTGCTGATGCAAAAGAAACGGGAAAAGCAGCTGCAGAGGCTGGAACTCGAATCCATGAGTCAATTGAAAGGTATTTCAACGGCGAACAAAACGTTGAACATTTAAAGATTGCTCAAGAGTTCAACATTGTTCTTAATTTTCATTTTCAGACTTCGCCCACACAGAAATGGATTCCAGAAACATCGTTTTCGCATTCTTATGGGTTTGGTGGCAAGATTGACCTATATACAAAACCTAATCAAGACGCGCCAAATGGAATTGTGATTGATATCAAAACCAAAGAATTTACCGCGGACGATAAGGTTGTTGGCTATGACGAAAACCTGCTTCAACTCGCAGCATACCGCCATGGCTTTAGTCTACCAAACGCACGGTGCGCAAACGTTTTTGTATCGCGCACACAACCCGGCTTAGTCAAAGTTTTTGAATGGTCGCAGGAAGACCTTGCTCGAGGTTGGAAGATGTTTCAATGCCTATTACATTTTTGGCAAATTAAAAACAAATTTGGGGATCAGCATGCTGAGTAGAGAAGAAATCAAAACAGTATTTGTAAATACTTATTTAGAGGAAAATTACAATTTTCTTGAAGAAGATTTAGTCACTCTAGCTATTGCTTTCGTAAAAGCAGCCACACCAAAAATTCAAAAAGCAGAGCGTGAGCGTGTGATGGAAGAAATTCGCAATCAAACCACAATCATGATTCAACCAAAATCATGAAATGGCTCATTATTGCGGTGATTCTTTATTTAATCTTTTTTTGAATTGCCAGTTAAATATCGAACGCCTTGAGCAGCATATGGATAAGCCATACCAGCCCCTGCAGTCAATGCACCACCAATCGTGGTAGCAGGGGTTGGAACCATCATCGCGCCAGCTCCAGCGCCCATCAAAGCATGTGAAATTGCTTGATCGCTAAAACCGTTTTTTTTCATTTCTTGATAAAGTGCGACTGCATTACCACCCAATTGTGCAATTGGTAATGGTACCGCCATGGCTAAGTTGGCACCGCCCTGGATCATGTGATCAATCATTTCATCACTAAACCCTTTCTTTTTGAATTCTTTATATGCATCGTTGAAATTTTTACTGGCCTCCATGCCGCCAACAATCCCTGAAGCAAGATTTAATCCACCGCGCAGACCACCTAACGCCTTGCCCTTGCGCGCAGCTTCAGCTTCAGACTTCTTCTTAAATTGTTCTTCAGCCTCATGCACTTCAAGTTCATGCTTTTTTGCTTCTCGAGTTAATTCGGTTTGTTTTTCTTTTAACTCACGTTTGGCTTCTTCTTGCTGTTGTTTATGTTCAGCATCTAATCGTTCTTTTTCAACTCTGGCATCATTCTCTGCTTGGATGCGCGCAGCATCAGAAGCAGCATCAGCACGATTTTTTGCTTGCAATTCATCAGACGCTTTTTTCCTTGTTTCCCATTCTTGTTCAGCCAATTCCGCGATGCGCTCGTTGGCAACAGTGACAGGCAAGTATGATTGCGTCTTGGGATCCCAACGCATACTTCCGGCACCAATAATCGCTTGTGGTGCGCCAGGCTTTGCGAGGTTTAAATCTGTTTCTAAACGGATTCGATTGGTCTCTGCATTATGTGTTCTTTCACCCGTTGGGTTTGCCTTCTCATTTGCTTGCATCTGCATTTGATTACGAATTTCTGCAATCTCATTTGCTCGAGTGCGTTGCTGCACATGCGCATCATCAATTACAGGAGGCGTTTCAACTGGCAAACCACCCTGTGTGGGCGCATTTGCTGCAGGTAGACCAGACCTTGGCGCTTGGCTTCTTGTTTCAAGATCTTGAATTTCTGCTTGTAACTGTGGATTTTGGTATGGATTTTCAATTAAATATTTTTGCGCAGATGTAAGCAAAGGCTTTGGCTGCACAGTCATAGGTCGAAATAGATTTGTACTGGGACTAAATAAACCAGTCCCTAAACCCTTGTATGCAATTCCAGCGCCCGTTGCAGCGCCAGTTGGTGTTAACCAACTTGGTTGTTTTTTTTCAGTCTGATCTTCCGTATTGGCAGGTGAACCCATAGGAATATTCGCAAACATGCCTTTGCCCTCAGCAATGCTTGGATATTGATCTATGAAATATTTTTCAGCTTGTGCCGCAGCCTGTTCAGCAGTCAATGCCATGATTTATTTCCCACCAGATTGTCGTTGTTGAGCCCTTAATTCTTCTTCTTTAATTTTTTTACTAAAATCTTTACGAATATAATTTAATATTCCTTGATATTTCGTATTTAAATCCGTTAATTCTGGCGAATTATTTATAACATCTAAATATGGGGTAGGACTTTTTGGGTCAACACGTTTCATATTTTCCGTCATAACATCAAAGAACTCTTTTCTGTGATTAAAATTTTCTCGACCTTCCATCAATTTTTTAGAAGCTGCCAACACATTTGTTTGCGGCGTGACGTATTGCGAAAGGGTTTTCATGAATTCACCCTGCGGAATATTATTCATGTTCAAACCGCTTTCTCTCATTTGACCCATTGCAATTTGCACTAACGAACTAAAAAGATCATCTGCAAAAGCTTGCTCATGCGGTTCTAATGTAGCAAGACCCATTTGTTCAAGTGGCAGGTGATAAGTACCTTTGGCTAACATCTCTGCAAGAGGGCCATAATTACGAACCATTGAAAACACTTTTTGAGCAGTAGTTGAATGTTCATTAATTTGATGAATTGCATTGTCAAATGAATTTTTAACAGTAGTGTATTCATTAGGATTGCCTGCAAACAATGCAGCTTGATTGCCATATTTTGTTGCAAGAGGCTGTTCTTTATTTTTTATAGTTTCCGCATATTGAGCAAGAGTTTGTATTCGATCAGCATCACCCATGTTCTGTGTAGCAGGTCTTGGCATTGTAATAGGATAAAAACCTTCTTCAGTTTTTGGCTTTTCAGTTGTCTCAGGTGTTGCAACAGTTTCTTTTGCTGCAACGCTTGTCTTCCAAGGATTGCCAAAAAACTCTGCAGGATCAATAGGCTTGCCATCCTTGAATACAGTCATATCAAGGTGTGGCCCAGTTGATCGCCCGGTGCTTCCTACATTACCAATAAGTTGCTGCTGCTGAATAGCATTATCAATTTTCAAATCTGGGTTGATGCTATCCAAATGGCTATAACGTACTTCGTATCCACGACCATGATCAATGGTAACGCTATTGCCCAAACTATCATTTGTTTGAATATTTTTGATTTTGCCTGTACCAACAGTTTGAATAGGCGTACCTTGTGGTGCTCCAATATCCCAACCAGTGTGAACAGCACCAAGCTTACCCGTGATGGGATCTGTACGCGTACCATATGGGCTCGTCAACGTTCCTACGCTTGTTGGAATAGGCATTTGCCAATCAGTTGCAATCGAGTGAGTTTTTAAATCAGGTTCAGCGCGTAATGTCTGTGTTGCAGGCGTGGCTGTAGGCGATTCACCACTCGTTTGTCTACCCTGTACAGTTTGCGGAGCCTGTGACGGATTCATCATGCTAGGCGCGTTTTTAGGCTGCGTTGCAATAGCATCTGTTAACCACTTAGGCACAGGTTGGTTTGCTGCTCTCAAAGCATTTGCTTGACTAATCAATAGCTCACGATCTTTTTGTTCCGCAGATTTTTGTTGCAATTGCGAAGCTTGACTTTCCATGATCGCTTTACCGCGACCTTCATCAAGGTTGGTAATTTCATTCAACTCTTTAGGAGTAAGTGGGCGACCTTCTCTTTGCGCTTGCGCAACAATCGATGCAGCTTTTTGCTTATTACCCAACAAAATATTTTGTTGAGCCATTTGAATTTTCATTTGCGAAATAGGTAATTGTTGCGCGCGCTGTTGCTCAACACCTTCTCCAAGAGCTTCGGATGCGCTACCTAAAGATGCCAGAAAACCACCCAGCTGAGGTTTCGCAAAGCCTGCCGCAACCTTGAACCAATTTGGTTTGTCATAACGATTCTGCAATGCTTCAATTGATTTTTGTTGAGCATCTCGCAATTCTGCAAGACGCTCATCATCCACCCCATAAGGATTGATTTTGGTGATGTCTACAGCGCCAGCCAAACCGCCATAATTTTGTTCTTTAGGTTCAGCCATTATTTGCTCCTACTTGGTAAACCACCACGATGTCTTAATGATGCGCACCCAATACTGCCGCCACGAGCTTTTGATTTAACTAAACCTCCACTTGCGCATCCCGTGTAGCATGCAGGAGCACAACAAGAATTTTCACAACATTTTGAAGAACATCCTTTAAAAGCATTTTTAATATTACAAAATAAAGATACACCACATTTTGGTTTGCAAAATAATGCAATTGCACCAGCACCAAGAGATCCAGCACCAGACAATGGCGACATACACATTGTGCTCGTAACAGTCGTTGGAATTTGTTGACCCTGCATCAAGCCTGACAATTTAGTCAAAGTCGACAATGGGTAACACTGAGCATTTTGTTTGATTGTTTGGCATTGAGCACCAAGCGTTGCCAGTGCATTAATGCATGACAAATTTTGTGCCGCTGCTTGCGAACCCAACGTACCCAATCCCAAACCTGCTGCAGTCTTTGCGCTCGCACACGCTGCTTGTGCTGTTGCAGCTGTTTGACCAGCGGTGAGGTTTTCTGCATTTTGAGCTTGTTGAGCTTGCGCTGTTGTTCCTGCCAAAGTACTCAAAGCACCTTGCTTGGTTCCTGCAGCATTCAATGCTTGCCCATAGCCAGTGTTGAGCATATTAGCAATTGCATTATTCAAACACTGTTCAGCATTTGCGTTAACTTGACCTAATACTTGTGCGCCACGTTGCGATCCGAATTGACCTGAACCAACGGTGGCTGCTGTTGCCATGGGATCCAAATTCTGTTGAATATTGCGCTGCGCAATATCTGACATTTGATTAACAGCAGAATTGATGTAAGGGCTCATATAAGACTGAGCCACACAACCCAAATTCAAATTAGCTGATCGGCAAATTAGAGGTTTAGCTGCGCACAGAGGACTTGAAGTGGTTCCCGCTTCCAAATAAGGTTGCGCTGACCCATAAATACTTTTATTGGCTGCGCATCCAAGGGTAGAAATCCCCTGCTGAAACGTTGGCTGTTGTTGACCAAAATTTGTTGCTACTTTACAAAAGGCTGCTTCTTGTAAAGGTTGAGCCCCTACAAATTGCGCTGCCGCTTGAGCGGCTTGTCCTTTAGTTGCTAATGTATTGAGATAGCAAGAATAAAATTGCGGGACGGAAGTGGTTTTAGTCGCTGAGGATTGCAGTAAGTTTGCCATGGTTTACTTCTTTCCCTTTTGAATATAATCAAGTGGCGACTTGGCTTTTGGTGGAATCTTATCCAAAGGTGCGCCTCTTTTATGTGCGCGCAATTTTTCGCGCAAACCATCTAAAATTTCTGAGCCTCGCTTATTATCGCCGCGCCCAAGCGCGCTGACAAACGCCGCGGGGAAAACATACTCGCCATCAGCGATCTTTGCAGGCACCGGATTGCCGCCTGGTGCGCTCTTGTGTGGGATTTGTGACCTAAAACCCTCAAGTACATGCATGCCTGCTTTGCTCGAGCCATCACCTAAAGCGGAAACGGTTTCCGCATCCATAACATAATCGCCATCATGCAACATGGCAGGAATATCATCCGATTGCCCAGTCCCGCCGCCGCATGCGTAGTAGCCAGTGATCCCCGTAATAAACTCAGGTTTGTGTCCATGTGGTGCTGCAGCTTGATATTTTTCAGGCAAACCACCTTGTGCCAATCCGCTTATGCTTGATTTAATTTGTTTTAACATCATAGGTTCTACTCTTGCATTTGATGAGCGCCCAACCAATAATTCCGCATTTTGCTCAGGAAATTTTGGTTCCGCATCTTTATAGCAAAACAAAGGTTTTGTGCTTCCACCACTTGCAAATCCTGCTAATCCACCAATTGATCCGCCATTTGCAACCGTTTGTGCGCAACCATAATTCTGTAACCCATAGGCTGGGCCAAACTCTTTAATTTCTTGCGTCTTCAATTCAGCTAAAGGATCAGTGGCTGTTTTCCCCACTCTCAATAAATTTGGCGATGTATCAAGTGCTGCTTGAGCATTTGCTAAATTATTTGTTCCGCTAGAACCACTTGGTTTGGAAACGTTTCCACTACCACCTGTTTTCCCTAAACCACCTAATTTTGCAGCACCTGCTCCAAGTCCGCCTACCAGACCAAGAGCGCCTTTTGCCAAATTTGCGTATTTTAGAGCTTCAGCAGCCGTTAAACCTGCGGCTTCTGCAGGTATTTGCAATTCTGCAGGCAATAAGCCTTGTTCCATTAATGCGGCAGCTTCAGCATCAGTTAACGTGCCTGCGAGACCGCCAATGTCTGACATTGTTTGTGGTAATGCCGCTTCTTGCGCAGCAATCATTTCTGGGGTCAATCCCTCAGTCAGTGATCCTGCACCAATCGCATCACCACCTGCAGTTGCTATAGCACCCGCATCGCCTGCGCCTATAGCGCCTAACTCAGTGCCTGGAATCAGCGCGCCGCCTGCAACAGGAAAAGCCTCAGCAGATCCTAACGCGCCAGCGCCAATTGCTTCAGGCGCTAATGCACCTGCGGTAGCAGCCACTGCAGCAGCCAGAGCACCTGCTTTTAAAAAGTCTTGAAAACTATGAGTATCGGTCTTAGCACGAGCTAATTCGGTTTGATATCCAGATGGCAATTTTGACGCATCATTCCACGTAAAATTTCCAGATTGGATAGAAGTGCTTGGATCTGTGTTTTTTCCGACCGTACCGTAAGAAGCAACAACTTGCCCTGTTTTTGGATCTACGAAAGATGTTGGTACACCTTCATAAGTAGTGCTTCCAGGCACATATCCTTGGCTTTCATAATATTGCGCACCACCTGTAAAACCGCCTTGATCTCCTGCTTTATTTGCAAAGGGGGTGCCGCTGTTCGCAGCAGCAGTTGCCATGTCATTCATTACCTGGCAAATATTGTGTTCAGAAGATCCGTAGGTTTTACAAATGTTTTGTATTAAATCTTGGGGCGCACAAGTGCCAAACATATTTTTGTATGCGGAACCAATATTTTGGGCATTGACGATTGTTGCAGGGTCAATAGCAGGGGTACCACCACATACTAACGTGCCTCCGTATGATGTGCATGGCGCGCCGCATTGAAAAGGATCACTCATATTTTTACCTTTATAACTGCGAATTCATGTTTGGAACGATCGACATTAAACCGACCATCGCCATAGCCCAATCCTGCCAATTTGCAAAATCACGATGATCTGGCATCCCAGATTGAACAAAATATCCAATCCCATTCATCCCATCAACCCACGTTCTCCAATTAGCTTCATCGACATGCCCTAATTGTTGCCCCGCAAACAATTCTTCCATCAATTTATTGTATTGATCCCAAGACATGCCGCGCGGATCATAGACAACCATTACGGGTTACCTGTTCCGCGGACATCGCCTGTCTCAATGTTCAAGACAATACGACCCATAAAATAATCACCATTCACAACATTGCTGCTAAACCGTAAACGCATTTCTCGACGCTGCTCTTTCAAATCAATCTTTAACGTAGTCGGATCAAATAGTTTTGGTGCAGAAGGACTGTCTACGTCGTCTGCAAACCCTTTCCCTGTAACAATCATGCTCATGGTGCCTGTTTGTACAAAGTCTGGTTCTACGCGATCTAAACGCGTCCAAAGATTGTCGCCAGAGCCCTGTGGAGATCCGACCAAACCAACATTCATGCCCAACACATTTGTCTCAAAAGCAGAGTTAATCGCGTTCACGTTGTTTAAATAAACTTGATTGGTACCTTGTTCATGCACCCATAACGTGTAGTTGTTAATCACATTGGAAGTGTTTCCAGCCCAAATTGGTTTTCTAAATACTTCTGAGAAATACCCGGCAGAGCGTGTCGCACCATCTGCAAGCCCTGCGTCGTACCAACATTGTTCTCTGACGTTATAAATAATTGCGTCGTTACATTCGACAGAATTACCGCGAGGATAAAACCACCAAATTTCGCCAAACCTTGGAATTTTACTAACCCAAACTTTTTGACGTTGCGAAATATTGATGTTGTCAAAAAACCAATTCATGTTTTGGGTGTTTTTGATTTCTTGAACCACACCGTTGTACATCAAGAATCGATCAGTTCCACACCAATAATACAAACCGTCATACTCAATTACGCATTGACTCGACATGATTGATGATTGTTGAGTCAACAAATCATAACGCCAATAAATAGATGAGGTGCCTACAGTCTGGGGTGCATAGGTTACGCGTATAACGCTATCTAGGCTCCAAAATAAACCTGCTGGGCTCGTAGTACCACCCCGCAACGGAAGCCCTTTAATGATCTTCGTCGAGGATACGTTATTTGCGTTGGCATCTGCAGATGTCCAATTATTAAAATTACCTGCAGAGCAATTTTGAATCAAACCGTAATTGCCATAAACAAACAAGTATGGATAAAGCATCACAACACCACCAGACACACTGATGTTGTTGTCAAAAGTTAACGTGACGTTTGTGCCATTTGCCGTGGCGTTTTTGTTTAAAACTACCGTCCAGATACCAGACACTAAAGACGAAGACACAATCGATGTATTGGCTGGTATGCCAGTGCCTGATACAGACACTCCTGCGCCCATAGCAACGTTTGTTTGAGCAAAGGTTACATTGGGTGAGCCAGAGGTTATAGTCGCTGCCACTGCCGTGAAAACGCCTACAGCGCTTACTGTAAGACCAGTAAAGGTGCCTAACAACGGTCTAGTGTTAATTTGCGAATCAATGTATGTAAGATTCTGACCTGGGTGCGCAATTAAATTATTGTTTCCCGTTCCATATGGGTCATAACCAATATCAAATTGCCACAAATTATTTGAGTTTGACGAAAAATTAGTTACCGAGGTAATGGTTCCAACAAATCCAGAACCTGTACCGCCGATAGCTGCAGCTGCGATCGTGAATGTATCTGCAGTCTGATAACCTACGCCATTTGCAGTCAAGGTAATGCTAAATACCTTGTTGCTACTAACAACCACAGTCAATAATGCACCGGAACCGTTTCCACTTGCGGTGGTAAAAGCAACCCCAGTGTAAGTACCGTTCGAGTATCCAGAACCCTGTGAGGTAATTGCCACTCCGTTTGCAGATCCTACAATTGCAATCAGGGCTGGCCCTGTTCCGATCGCCTGATCATTTGCAATCACCCATTGACTTAATTGATTACTAAAACCAGATACGACGTACGTTAAACCATCTTGAGACTGAAGGATTATTCCCCGACTGATTCCTGACGCATTTAAAAATGCCCCAGAATAACCGCCAATCTTTCTAGGTCGACCGTACTGGAAACGCATCCACTGACCATCGACATAAGATGGTGATGCAAAAACAGTACCATCGCGCTGAATGCCTGGCGCTACTTGTAAGACGGCGACTTTCTTCGTCGTCATTAGAACGCTCCTGCATTAATACCAACAGGGAGTTGTAATCCAGTACCCGTCAAGGCACCCGCTTGCGATCCGCTTACTGCAAATCCAAGTTGACCAGAGGCTGCTAAAAACAACCCGGTTGTCGCATCACTTTGGAATGACAAAGACGGGTTTGCCGCGGTGCCGTTACCAAGAGATAACGCTGCAATAAAACTTGTTGTCGCTGAGTTTGCGTTATATAAATTTGTACCATCGCTAATTGCAATGATTGTTTGATTCTGTGGCACAACTAACGTTGTTCCAGCCGAGCCAGCAATACCAAATGTCAACGAATACGAACCCGTTGTGATGTTGCGCAGTGAATACAATTGCACGGTCGGAGGCAAAAGCACCGTTAAGTTAAGCCCTAAAACACCCGAGTATTGCTGAATGACAGACTTTGCGTTTGCCGCGGTAACCGTGAATGGGCTAGAAACAATCGAGCCAACTGGTTGAATATATTGAGTATAGGTAAACACGTTGGTTTGAGCCAACGCATAAGTAAACCAATTTGTTCCATCCGTTACAAAAACGCTCGAGTTTGCAATCTGTACTTGAATTGATGTCGTGTTGACCGCGGGGGCGTCAATAACTGCAGAGCTCCCAGTGGAGACAGTAAGAATGCCTGTGCCGTCGTTCTTTACAATTACAAACCAACCTGCCCCAACAGTTGATACGTTTGGAAGCGTTGCCGTTCCCGCACCACCTGTCCACACATATAACTGCGCACGATCATTATTTAAAAATTGATACGCTGATGAAAACGTGGTGAGCGGCGTATTTTCGTTAAGCGTGGTGTTGATTGCTAACAATCCTGAACCAGCTAGGGCTGATGCGCTCGCAGCTGATGCACCGATGCCCATGGCGATCGTGCTCCAAGTGCCATTGAGCGTATCGTTATTCGTTAGGTAAATATAGTAGGTATTGACCGTCGCCGTAGTAGGCGCGACCGGAACACTGATAATTGTGCCGCCAGAGTAATTTTGAATCGTAACTGAGTAGTTTCCAGCAGTGCCAACGTTGCGCACAATGAAAGCGGTTCCAACCGAAACTTCAGTAGCTGCAGGAAGCACTAACGCTGAACCAACAGTGGTCGCTGCTACTTCGATAATGCCAGCAACAACGTTTGTTGTGTTCCCGTTGATAGGCCATTGCAGGGTGACTGAACCACTAATGGTCAAACTCTCATACGACACTTGTGCCGGGTTAATTGTCTGACCTGTAAAAGGACTGGTATATGTAGTCATGATTAGCTATCCACAGCAACGGCTTGTCGGTCACCCACGCGTGATACGTCTTCGTCTTTCAGCGCCTTGATACCTTCAGTGTATTTTTGTTGGAAAATTACGCGCTGGTCATTTTTAAGATAAGGCATGGCTTGCAATAAAGTTCCGTACAACATAACGTTTGGCGCATTGCGCGTGAGCCAATTTGTTTGGTTTGTAGAGCTTAGAGGAGGCAAGCGTTCGTAATACAACACCTCAAAATTGTATGCCTGGTCAGGTGTTGGAGCGATATACCAATGATCCCAATCAGTATCTGCATAAAACAAAGGGGCTGATGTATTTGTATTGTTAGGCCAATAATTTGTCAGATACTCGTACTTGCGCAACAGTATTGGCGTTCTTACACCAGAAGCATTGGTATAGTTCATTGAAACTGTTTTTGTCCACAACGCGGGTTTTGCCAATTGTGGGTTACCAAAGTTCATTGCGGACGTTGCCACTTGAAGTTGACCGAGGGTTTTAACCTCACGAGCAATTTCAATTTCTGCCAGGGTAATAAAAGTAGGAATAGCATTGATCGTCGCTTGATCGGATCGTTCCAAATATTCTGGAATAATCGAGATCAAATTATCATAAGTCATTACCCAAGAGACGGTCATGGCAATTATCCAATCATTGAGGTAGCTTTCAGTTTAACGTCTGCCACCCGATTAAGCCAACCGCGACCAAACGTTGCAAACGTTTGCAGGCTACGATAAAAGTCTTCTTTGGCTTGGCTAAAACGCTCAATGAGTTCTTTTGG